TTGTCCGACCGCCGGGGTCTTTTGGATTGTCGCTGTATCCGCCCTCTGACTTAAGCACGAGGGCGAGGCATTGCTCAAAATTGTCTTTCACTGGTTATTCCTTTGGGGCGGGAGAATGCTGGTGTGATGAGCCAAAGTAATAAGAAAGAACTAACGTCAAGGCGGCATCCAAGGTTCCAAGAACCCGCGCAATCAATTCACGCATAACGTCAGGAATGGTGCTGTTTAGCAGATGCCATTGGATAAATACCCACGCGCAAATAACCACAATAGCAAGAATGCGAGGTGTCCAATCATGGGTCTGAATAGCCATTTGACGGGCTGAGTTACGGTCATCTGCCGCAATTCGCTCCAAATCAATGTCCAAAGACTTCATCTGAGTTTTAAAATCAGCATCAATCTTTTTAAGGGCTGCCAATTGGTCTCCCGTTGGGTTAGCCAAAGCCGCTTGAATGTCTTCTTCCGTGCCGTCCTCATGACCAAACAAGGCACCCGACAATGCTTTTACAGCAAGACCAGCCACTGGTCCGCCAAGGGCCGTCGCAATAGTAGGGGCAACTGAACCAATCAATGGTCCAAAAGTTTTAAGAATGTCCATGTTATTTCACCGTTACCATAAGATATAAACCAATTGCACCAATGCCTAATACCAGAAAACCCACAATACTGCTAACCATAATCAAATCCTTGCGGTTTTCCTCTTGCTCTTTAAGGGCGGCGGCAGCTTGACGAGCGGCCTCCTTGCGCATTTCAATGATTTCCCGTTGTATTGCATCCCAAGCTGGGCGGCCATATTGCCCAATAAACATATTCTTTACCTGAAGTTGCATGTCTTGCGCTTTGGCTTTGACAGCAAACCGTTTTACGGCTTCCGCTTCATATTCAGCTTGGCTTTGGAATAACTTCTTCTTTTGCGGTGTTGAAGTAACAGTAACGATTTGGGCAACCTTACTAAAAAGATTGCCCACTTTTTCTGCGGTTTCCATCATGTCCCGCCCTGAATCAACGGCGGACTTGATGCTATTGTAGATTGCAGTCGCGCCAGCGATAAGGGTAAACGGGTCCATGCTAGTCCATATTATTCTGCCATTGGCGCTTCAGGAGCAACAGGCGCCGGAGCATTAGCCGCTTCAATCTGAGGCTTTGCTTGACCATGTAAAAGATTAATAAGGTCAGCAACTTCACCATAGACGCCAGCACCAAGATGCTTAAGCACAGTGTTAACGTGATCAACGGTAAGTTTAAAGTTAAGTTCAAGATTTTCCATTCGTCCTCACACTATTGTCCAATTTGATGTTCCAGAAACAACGACGGTTACGCCGTTAGCGATACTAATAGGCCCACCCGTCAATGCATTTTGAGCGGATGGTATAGTGTAATTAGTCGTGACCGTCTGATTGTTCAAGTAAAATATGCCATTCACTGCGCCAGCCGCCACAACTAATCCGTCATTGGCATAAAACATGCCGTTGCCGTCGCTGTATATGCCAACATTGTAACCCTGCGTAATTGTAACTGAGTTTGTGCCGCTTCCGGCTGACGACGCCGTTACTGTGTAAGGGCCATTGACATCATTGCTGGTGGAGTTAGTAACAATCCACTGCCCACCCTCCGCAGGGAATGTAAGCGTGATATTAGCCGACAACTGACCAGTAAGCAAAATACGCATACTTTGGCATTGCGTAGACGTGAGTGTTACGTTGGAGTTGGTCAAAGCAATTGATGTAGTCCCACCAAACGCCGTATCAATCGTCGTAAAGTTAGCATTGAGTGGGATATCCCACGTTGGCGAAGTTTGATTGTAGGACGGAAGCGTAAGCTGCTTGTTGGTGGTTGTCGTTGACATTATTTATCCACCTTCTGTTCAAGTCTATCAAATATCTTGGTCAGCATGGCCTCAATCCGGTTTAAGTGGGACGTAAGATCGTCTTTGCTGACGTATTTTGTTGGCAGATCAACCCGTATGTCATTGATCATTTGGCGGTCACGTTTTTGCTCATTGACGATTTGAGTATAGAAATACCCTACCGCAGCAAACCCCGCCGTAATGATGATGTTAACGATTTGCTGCCAGTCTAAGGTCATGGGTGCGCGGCCTTATATGCGTCAAAATCGGCTTTAAGTTCCTGAATGGCTTTTATAAGCATTGGAACAAATACGCTGTATTTTACTGATTTTGTTGTTGTTTCCAACAATTTTCCATCCTGATCACGGTCTTTTATCTCTTCTACGATTGAAGGAAAAACTATTTCCAATTCTTGTGCAATGACACCAATTTGTTTAATTTTGTCTGGGTCATTTTTAAGAGTGTAATTACGTATCTGAACCTTCATCAAATCATCAAGTTTTGAAGTTGCATCAACGATGTTATCTTTTAAAGAAACATCAGAAAAGGCTCCATAACTATTGTTTGAGTTTTGTACGTTTCCATTTCCAAGAACTTGAAAATTAGCGACACTATTACCGCTTGTTGTTGCATAAAAATGCACAAAATTTGTAGATGCCGCTGCGGAATAATTTGACCAGATTGTATTTGCTGTAGGAGAAGCGGTTGTGTTATTCACTATAAACGCACTATTATTATTTGGTTGAGCCACCAAAAGTTTAACGCCGCCATAATTTGAAGTTGACCCCACCAGCAGATTGCCGGAGGTGTCGATACGCATACGTTCAGCGGCAGCGGTCGCATCATAAAATGAAAATGAATTGCTACCAAACGTTCCAACTTTCCAGTTGTACGCAGACGTTTGAGCATTTTGATATTGGATATAGGAATAATTGTTGGATGTTGTGCCGTTTCCAGACGATACCAAAATTGATGAACCAGCCGTTGTGCTATTTGAACGTACTGATAACTGATCTTGTGCCGTTGAAACAACATCAAGTTTACCTACTGGCGAAGTCGTCCCAATACCCACATTCTGAGACGCATCTATATACAGCGCATTAGTACCCGCCGTGGATACGCCCCATGTTGTGGCGGATGGGTAATATACGCCAGTGGTAGGTGTGGTGGTGTTCGTGTCAGCGGGAGCAGATGCTGAACCAAGGACGTTTTGTATTCCCGTGGACCCATTTAGTACGATGGCCATATTATGCTCCTACCTTGGCTTGAAGGGCGGTGATTTCAGCGGCTTGGGCGTCGACTTTGGCGGATAGTTCTTGTAATGCTTTTGCCATGAGAGCAACCATGTTGCCATAATGAAGAGCATCTGGTTTATTTTCTGCGTCATAAACGACAAATTCATTTAATCCGGCAGCATCCACTTCTTCAGCAATAAAGCCGCCAAATAACTTGTCTCCGTCATTTTTGCCTTTGTAAGTAACAGAACGAAGTTTCATTACATCTGCAAGACCATGGGTAGCGTCTTGAACGTCTGTTTTGTATCTAATAGATGACGTTGAACGAGCAAGGCCGCCAGTGTTCCCAACAAACAAATTAGCGGCAGAAGCCGTAGTCGTATTGTACGGGGAAAACGTACTTGTCCCTGTAGAAATGTAACCATCATTGCGGACAAGAAATAAGTTAGAAGCAGCCGAATCTTGAAAATATGCCGTATAATTAGATGAGCTAGTATCGGCGCCCTGAACGCGAAATTTTGTATTGCTTCCACTTGTTACCCCCACCAGCAGATTGCCGGAGGAGTCGATGCGCATGGCTTCTGTTGCGTTTGTTGAAAATCGCAAAGGACCGGACGTAATATTCAAAATGTTTACGTCTGCACTTTCAGTAACAATAGATCCAGTGCGAGTGCCATTATAAAGCATATCCAGAACAACACCAGCAGCACCGTTTATTGCAAGCGTTTTGTGAGTGCCATAAGCGGTAGGCGAAGTCGTCCCAATACCTACGTTCTGAGACGTATCAATCGTCATTGCGGTCGTACCCGCAGACTGAATCGTCAGTGCAGTAGAAGCGGCACTGGTAATGGTGTTACTTGTAATGGATGAGCCAAAGGTTACACCGCCCGTGGAACCAAGCGTCATGTTAACCGTACCAGAAGATGGTTCTTGGATAACTGTTGTTTTAAGAGTTGCGGCCATAAATTAGGTTCCTGATGTGGATGCAAGCAAATAATACGTCGTGCCACCAATGTTTATGGCAATCTTATTGGTTACCGTATTAGTTGACGATGAAGATACTGCTGTGGATGCTAAAACTGTGCCTGTAGCCGCTGGCAGGGTTAGCGTATTCGTACCCGCCACAGCCGTTGGTGACAGGGTGATTTGCCCAGACGAAGAACCATTTAAAGTGACGTTACCCATTATGCTGCCTCCGCCAGATGTTGGCCGTGATTAGCAAACTGCCCATGCAATTCCATACGTTTCACCTTAGCAAATTCTACAGCTTTATCCAAGTCTTTAAACCGTTTCCTAATGGATTTACCATTTGCGTACAGACTAACAAGCCACAATTGGCAAAATTCATCCCAAACAACATTTTTATAACCGCTGGAATTATTTCTGCTTATTTTGGAATTTCTTGCATTTTCTGAATGAGTAGCCAACCGTAAGTTTTCTATCCGGTTGTCCAGAGCACTTCCCTTAATGTGGTCTATTTGCGTATTTGGTGGAATTTCACCATTAAAAATTACCCAAACAATTCTGTGGAATTGAAATCGTTTATTATTTACACCAACCGTTTTCCGGTCGTTACTAATTGTGCCAGCTTTCTCGCCAGCCCATTTTGTGTTCCATTTTTGGGGCATGTCTAAGCGATTTTTCCAAAATAATTGACCATCAACATAGTCAAACATTTCTTTTGCCTGTTTTTGAGTAAGATCATTATACATCATACCACGGTCCATGTTGAAGATGCTGGAATAGTGATTGTGGCGGAAGAAGAAATGGAAACTGGGCCAAATGTTCCTGAGTTAGTATTCGCAGGAATTGTATAACTGCTATTAATCGTATTTCCATTTTGCCAAAAAATCTGGTCAGTTCCGCCGCCTGTTGCGCCACCCAAACCGGACCACGCAGTTCCGTTGTATCCTTCAAATCCAGCGGTTGAAGAATTAAACCGCAACATTCCGGTTTGGCCAGTTGGCTCCTGAGCCGTCGTACCCACCGGAAGAACAATAGCCCCGGTGGTTGGGAATGACACAATACCCGTCGTAGCGATGGATAGAGCCGTTGTCGCGCCGTTATTGCCAACTTTCATCAAAATAG